ACAGAGAAGATTAGATGTTGGGGTATTGATCCCAAGAAGGACAGGATTCATATCAATCGTCCGTATATGTCGCGACTACAATACGATCCGAAGTGGGGCTTCTCCACTAGGTCGCTATACAAAAACTTTAGAATGCTGAGCTAAACAAAAGGAGGTAAGCATGGCTAAGAAGACAACACAGAAGACAGCAGTAAAGAAAAAGACAAGTATTGGCAGGAGTCCACGAACAAAGCATAAGCAACCGGGTCCACACGGTGGAAACAAGGGATATAAGAAGCGCTATCGTGGACAGGGCAAGGCTTAGGACTAGCCTCTCAACTAATTAAGTTGGGAGGCTTTTTCCATGAGAGCTAGAGATTTGGTAAAATGGAAGCGTGCTTTAAATGAGATTAAGTTTAAGCATGAAGAATTACAATTGGTAAAAGAGATATGCGATGACCACGGCGTCGATTTTCAAATGTTCATGGAAAGATATTGTGCTGATAATGGAATAGACTTGAAATCTCTAAACCAAAAAAAAGCGATAAAAGACGCCAAACAGGGTGCTGCAGAGAGCCCCAAACAAATACAGGAAAAGAAAGAGGAATCGCTTTCGCAATTAATTAATCCACCAATCCAGGGAGCGCCAATTGTTGAGAGAATCGATGTTGAAGTTAAAGACGAAAATGAGATGCATAAAACTTTTAAAGATCTTTTCAAGAAGCTTGCACTGAATTTGCATCCTGACCGCGCTAATGGCTTGACAGCAGAGGAGCGAGAGGTTAGATTATCTATGTTCAAGGACGCGAAGGAGGCGCTCGACCAGGGAGACTACTTCCTGCTGCTTGAAATGTCAGAAAGATTCAACATAAGAATCCCTAAAAATTTCAAACAACAAACTCGATGGATGAAAGCTAGAATAAAACAACTTGACCAAGAAATAAATACTCAGAAACACACATATAACTATATTTTTTCTGAGTGTGAAAACGAATATGAAAAGGTTAAGCTCGTTAAAAATTTTTTGAGGCAAATTTTCCAGATTTAGAGGCTATAATGGAACATCTCATGAATTGTCACGGCGAATGGACTGCAGTTTTCGCTTGCATTAGTTCGCTTCCCATGTTACGATACTGGTACAAGTCCAAGACTAAGGAGGAAACTTGATTACCGACGTTGTTATTGGTCTCCAGCACGGAGACGAGGGTAAAGGAAAGGTTACCCACCACTTGCTAAAGAATGGAGGATATACCCATTGTGTACGTTTTAACGGTGGCTGCAATGCAGGACACACGATCATCCATAATGGAAAAAAGTTTGTTACCCATCATATCCCCGCCGGGGTGTTTTTCGGAGTTACATCAGTAATTGGCAATGGTTGTGTCATTGATCCGATGAAGTTAGAAGAAGAGATAGACTACTTAGAATCCCACGGAATCTCCGTGAGAGAACATCTAAGGATTGCAAACAATGCTCATGTTATCACCGAACAACATAAAGCCGAAGACGGCATTGACGAGAAGATTGGAACAACTAGAACCGGTAATGGACCCGCTTATCGTGATAAGTATGGTCGTACTGGCGTCCGCGCCTGTGATGTACTTAACTTTAAGTCTTATCTAGTAGATATTTACGAAGAACTATCAGGCGACACGGTTATCCTAATGGAAGGGGCACAGGGCTTTTGGCTTGACCCCGATTGGGGTGACTATCCGTTTGTCACGTCTTCTCATACCGGCACGGCTGCCGCCATCCAAAATGGCATCAGCCCTCGCTCCATTCGTAATGTTTGGGGCATTATCAAGGCATATGAGACTTATGTTGGAAAGCGTAAGTTTCAGCCAGTTGTCGAGGTTTTTGATCGCATCCAAGAGGTCGGACAAGAATTTGGGGCTACTACAGGTCGCGTCAGGCAGTGCAACTGGATAAATGTGAAGGAGGTCCAGCGCGCCATCAGTATGAATGGTGTCAATCGACTTGTGGTAAACAAGGTTGATGTTTTGCGTGAAGTTGGTGCGTGGGGAACAACCGATGCCTATGTTGAAAATGAGCCGGCATTCCGCGCTTTTCTGCAAGAGCAATTTAACACAAGGCTGGGTGTTGACAAGATTTATTTCTCTGACAACCCCCGCACGATTTACGAAGAAAACCCCTTGACAGCAGCCGCCTGACAGGCTATATTATACTTGTCGTTGGAGGACAGATGCCGAAGAACTATGGATACGCCTGCATCAACATGCAGTTGTCTAACCCGCAGGATTATGGTGGTCACAAGAATGATAGAATCACCACCAATCGCTCTATGATCAAGAGGACTTTTCAAGAGAAGGGGATCGAGTATGCATCCTCCTTGTCTCTCCTAAATGTACTTGATCTCCAGAAAATCCTCGAATGGAATGTAGAGCATGGGATCCATTTCTTCCGTCTGTCCTCCAACGTTTTCCCTTGGGCGTCAGAGTATCAACTACATGATATGCCTGACTATGAAGCTATTTGGGATGCATGTGAGCGAGCAGGCAACTATGCCCGAGAACATGGTATTCGCCTTACATCTCATCCCGGTCCATTCAACAAGTTGGCTTCTCCAAACGAGAAGGTGTTTCAGAACACTTTGAGAGACTTGGAGATTCACGGCGAATTCTTTGATATGCTTGGACTACCTCGCAATCACTATGCAAAGATCAACATTCACGTCGGTGCAGCATACGGAAACAAGCCGGTCGCACTAGATACTTTTGTAAGGAACTTTGAAAGACTACCAGATTCTATCACTTCCCGTCTAACTGTGGAGAACGATGACCGTGAATCGCTTTACTCAGCTATTGAACTCTACGAAGGACTATTTGAGAGGACTGGTATTCCGATTGTCTTTGATTACCATCATCATGGTTTTTGCACTGGCAATCTTAGTGAGCGAGATGCGCTTGAAGTTGCGCTCTCGACGTGGGGGGATATCAAGCCGGTAGTCCACTATTCAGAGTCGAGAGCAGAAGAAAAGAAAGATCCCAAGATTCGTGCTCACGCACACTCAGATTATGTCAATGGACCAGTTGACGACTACGGCAATGACCTCGACGTGATGATTGAGGCGAAGGCTAAGGAGCTTGCCCTGTTCAAGCTCAAGAAAAATGACGCTGCACGCTTGACAGCAGCGGCGTGACCTGTTACATTACAAACATAACAAGGAGGACACTATGTCTACATCAACCGAAGAGAAGAAGCGTTACGTGCTGGAATACATTCGTTCACTCGTGGCAATCGAAGAGGCTATGGAGCCATACAAGGAGCAGAAGCGCGAACTGCGCACCGAGTTCCGTGAGCAGGGCTGGCTTAACACCGACGAGATTCGGGCGGCTGTAAAGGCTTACCGTCTGTTTAAGGGCAAGGTAAACATTGATGATGTTTACGATAACTACAAGGCTATCTCTGGCGAAGACCCGGAGGCAGAATGATTATCGAGTATCAGCGACTTGATGAGTATGTGAAGATCCCTACACGTTCTAATCCTTCTGATGCTGGGCTGGACGTGTATGCGAACCTTCGCGACCCCATTGCTATCGAACCACGCCAGTCGGCAATCGTTCCGACTGGTTTGAAGTTTGGCGTGCCTCACGGCTACATGTTACAGGTAATGAATCGCTCCAGTGTAGCTGCCAAGCGTAGTTTGGTTGTTGGTGCTCATGTAATCGACTCTGGTTATAATGGCGAAGTCTTTATCAATTTACACAATGTTGGTGATAAGACCCAGATTGTGAGATTTGGTGATAAGATTGCACAACTTGTAATGGTCCCGGTAGTCGCTTTCCGACCACAACTTGTTGGTGATGACCTTTATCGACAGGCAATTACCATTTCAGATAGGGGCGACGGCGCTCTGGGGAGTACAGGTGGATAAGAACACAACAAACCTAATGTTTAGCTCAAAGTCAAATGACTGGGCAACGCCCCAATCTTTCTTTGATAAGCTTGACAACATCTTTGGTCCGTTTACCTTGGATGCTGCTGCATCTGCTGACAACTATAAGGTTGCCAATCATTACACCGAGTCGGACAATGCTCTGTCTCAGGACTGGTCTGGTAACCGGGTGTTTCTAAATCCACCTTACGGGCGTGCTCTGAAAGACTGGGTAAAGAAGGGCTATGAGGAAGGACAAAAAGATGATACAATGGTCGTTATGCTCATTCCCGCCCGCACCGATACCAAGTATTGGCACGACTATGTGATGAAAGCAGACGAGATTCGTTTTGTCCGAGGGCGCATTAAGTTTGGTGACGAGACGAATAGTGCCCCATTCCCATCAGCAGTAGTGGTGTTCCGCCAGTCATCATTCAATGGACCACGCATCACGGGATTGGAGCGTCCATGAATAGGGCACAACGACGGCGGCTCAAGAAGAAGAACAAAGGCAACGAGAAACTCGCCCAAAAAATTTCCAGCTTTAGCCACAGACCAGACGCATGTTCAGCGTGCGACGCCGCATTTGACCCGAAATCAAAAGAGCATGCCGCCACATGGCGCGTAGTTGTAAGAGAAAACCCAACACGGGTTTCCCTATTTTGTCCAGATTGTATTCAAAAAGCACAAGAGGTAATTAATGAGCACGACGAAAGCCGACCCATTCAAGATGTACAACAACAAGAATCTTGATGGGCTTGAAGGCATTGCGCACCGAGAAGCCGTAAACCACCCCTCACATTATAATAGCGGAAATATTGAAGTAATTGACGCGATTGAGGATTGGGGACTTGACTTCAACGCAGGCAACGTGGTAAAGTATGTAGCGAGGCACCAACATAAGGCTAATCCGGTCGAAGACCTAAAGAAAGCTCGTTGGTATCTCGATCGACTTATCGAGAGGATAGAAGATGGCAGTAAGTAGAATCAACCGTCGTAACCTAGAACAAATTCTAGGTGGAAAAGTTGACGGCGAACATGAAGTGGTAATTAAGTTATATGGCTCAAATTGCCACTTATGTCACGCACTCAAGCCCGAGTTCGTAGACATTTCCGACGAATACGAAGGCATGCACTTTTATGCTTTCAATATGGAAGAGGGCGAGGGACTGGAAAAAAAGTATGGCTTTTCGGGCGTGCCCTCAATCTGCCATGTTCGCACCGGGGGGCTTCGCCCCCGGATACGCTTCATGGATGACCCGGCGAAGCCGCACAAGGAAATGTGGTTTCATCCGGTAGCAATCCGAAAGTTCATTGATGACAACAGAGGATAACATGGAAACAGCACTAACATACGATGATGTACTGTTACTCCCGCAGTATTCTGACATTCGCAGTCGAACTGAGGTGGATATCTCATCCTACATGGGGAACGGATTAAAGTTGGAGCTACCGATCTTTGCGTCCCCAATGGACACAATATCTGAAAACTTTATGGCGAGAGCTATATCGGAAGAAGGCGGCTCCGCAATCATACACAGATACAACACAGCACAGGAGCAAGCAGAGATTGTCAGGCGAGCCAAATGTGGTGGTGCCAGTAATATTGGCTTTGCGATCGGCATTGACAACAATTATGTCAAGAGAGCAAACTTATCTCTAGAAGCAGGCGCTGATTTTGTTTGTGTAGATGTTGCGCATGGACACCATATAAAGATGAAGGAAGCACTTGATATCCTTCGTCAAGAGCTACCGCCTGACTTTCATATTATGGCTGGCAATGTTGCGACCCTACAAGGAATTAATGATCTAGCAGATTGGGGTGCCGATTCGGTTCGCTGTAACATTGGTGGCGGTTCTATTTGTTCTACCCGCGTTCAGACGGGACACGGACACCCCGGCTTGCAAACCATCATCGATTGTTCTCGCACAGACCGCAATGTTACTATCATTGCAGACGGCGGCATACGCAACTCTGGTGATATTGTGAAGGCGCTTGCCGCAGGAGCGGACGCCGTTATGTTGGGCTCCTTGCTTGCAGGCACCAAAGAAACGCCCGGAGAAGTCTTTACAGACGCGACTGGCATGAAATACAAGACCTATCGTGGCATGGCTTCAAAGGAAGCACAGATGGATTGGAGAGGGCGATACTCGTCGTTTGAGGGTGTCTCCAGCACTGTTCCTTATCGTGGCAAGGTTCGTAATATTCTTGGCGATTTGGAGCGAGGTATTCGCTCTGGGTTATCATACACTGGTGCTCGGACCATTACAGAACTACAAGCCAAGGCTAACTTTGTCCGACAGACGCCCGCAGGTCTTGGCGAGAGCAAGACGCATATTCAAACGAGGCAGTGGTAATGTCTGATGAACCAAACTACGGAGAAGACACAAAGTCTATTCGTTTTTGGGTTTATGACGACGATCATGCAAGACTATTGATAAGGCTGAGGCATAACAATCTCGCTGCGTCTCAGTTTTTTCGCGCTGTTATAGATGGCGTGCTTCAAGAAGACCCAGACATTATAGCTTTTTTGGATGATTACGCGATTGAACACAAGAAATTATCCAAGAACAGGTTTAAAAAGTCACTGAAGCTAAGAAAGAAGGGTCGAGAAGTATTAGAAGACTTTGGGCTCCTCGATGATTCAGACAAACAAAAGCTATTTGATTTAATAGCAGAGGAGTTTCCAGACTTATGAAAAAAGAAAACCTAATGATATGCGCCCAGCAATGTTTAAAAGATAAAGAATGTTGCGCCGCGAGTGGTTGTAGATACCACATTGATTATGAAGAAGACCACAATTGCACAATGATTGCAATTTATCAAAATGGTCCACTATCTCTACGTGAGATCGCAAAAAGAGAAGGCTTGTCATTTGCTCGAATAAAGCAAATACAAGATAAAGCACTAGTTAAGTTGAAGAAAAGGTTACCCGAAGGTCAAGAATTATTGGCAAGTTCGGGTGACGTTGACTATTTATTTTGAGTTTTTAAAGGAGATTTAAAACTATGGCTCGTAAAACACTATTGACAGAAGCAGAGATTCGCCAGTTCATGAAGCTAGCGAACATTAAGCCACTACAGGAAATGGGTGGCGAACTACCAGTCGGCAAGCGCGACGACGACGATGACCTTGACGAAATGCGCAAGAAGAAGAAGGCTATTCGTGAAGAAGAAGATGAAGATCTTGATGAAGCCATTCGGGACTCCAAGCCGCCTGCCAAGGACGACGATCATGATGAGAAGATGGAAGAAGCCTATGGCTCCATGATGCCCGGCAAGGACGACGAGAAAGACGAAGACCTTGCAGAGCAGGATGACGAGATGGAAATGGATATGGGTGCCCCCGAAGGTGGCGCAGAAATGGAAATGGACGCCGAAATGGGTGAACCCGCAGGCATGGGCATGGGTGATGAAATGAGTGGCATGGAAGGAAAAGAAGAGCAGTTTGCAGATATCGTTGATAAGCTCGCTGACCTACTCGGTCTTGATGCTGACGTAGAAGTTGGTGGCGATGATGAGATGGATATGAGGGGTGATGTTGACGCCGATGAAGGTGGTGATCTAGAGGCTGATGCCGCTCCCGAAGCCCCAATGGGTATGGATGATGACGCAGATGAACCAATGATGGAAAGTGACGAAGATATTGTACAAGAAGTCGCTCGCCGCGTTGCTGCCCGCCTCCTCCGTGAGAAGAAGCAAGAAGATGTAGCGAACAAGCTAGCTGAACGCATCTTCCGTCGCTTGGCTTCAAAATAATAACTTGACAGAAATCTCCTGAGCCGTTATAATAACCATCTAGGTAACCATGCCTAGGTGGTTATTTCATTTGGAGAGACAATGGAAATTGTAACGATAATTTTGATTGGTGGGTGTTCATTCTTGCTAGGATGGATTATTTGTTCTGCAACATATTTCTTGAGATCAACGAGGCTTGCTGCTTCGATTGTAAAGATGGCATATGTTTTCTACTTGACAATTATCAACAAGGGGTTAGAATATCTATACTATGCCCATACAAACAAACTTGAAGCCCTTAGAAAGAATGATAAGTCTTATGGGCATCAAGAGTATGAAAGTCTCAAGTTAGATCATAATAAGGCAATTGAGACTTACAAAGACAATTCTATCGCCTACTTACTTCAGGTCCATCCTGAGCCATTTAAGCAACTACTAGAGTTTGGTGATTGGAGAGGCTCACAAAGATTCCTAAACAACAACAAGTTTACAGCAATAATGTTTTCAAAGGAGAAAAACAAATGATGCGAAAGATTATCGGCAAGATTATTGAAACAATCCTCCCGCGCCCTGCTGCGGAAACTGCATCTAAGCAAGCAGAAGAGGCACCGAAGACAGAACTAAAGACTATCAGTCTAGAACAGCTTCTTGGAGGCGATGCACCCAAGGAACCGGACCTTCGTGTCATTGGTTTATACTCGTCCGTCGAGGATGAGAAGATCGCAGAATTAACACAGGCTCTTCTTTACCTCAACGAGATGAACCGCCTTCTTCCTGAAGACAAGGAAAAGAAACCTGTTGAATTTTATATCAACACCTACGGTGGCTCCGCTGACGATATGTTTGCAATGTATGATGTTATGCAGAGAGTTATGGAAGAGACCGAAATCCACACGATTGGCGTCGGCAAGGTTATGTCCGCAGGTACCCTACTCCTTGCAGCAGGGACAAAGGGCAAGCGCAAGATTGGCAAGAACTGCCGCGTTATGATACACAACGTAGCAGCCGGTAACTTTGGTACGCTACCCAACCTAGCCAACGAACTTGAAGCCATTCAACAACTACAGGATGACTACATCACTGCTATGGTTGAGAACACCAAGTTTACCCGCAAGAAGTTGGAGAAACTACTTAATGAAAAGGTAAACATCTATCTCTCTGCCGAAGAAGCTGTTAAGTATGGTCTTGCCGACGAGATAATGTGAGGTTAAATTATGTCTGATAATTTGTTAATGCTTCTCGAAATGATCGAGGAGACTTTAGAAGAAAAAGAGTATAGTGAAAACATCTCTAAAGCTATTGAAGTGATCGATAGAGAAGCAAACAACATGGGCTTTACCTACGAAATTTATGATAAAAACAAGATAAGAATAAGATCAGCAAACAGAGACCAAGTTATGGCTGAATTAGAGAATCACTTATCTCTCCTTGGTTTTGAGCATCATGAAGATGGAAGCTCTTTAGGAAGATTACAAATAAAAGCCCCAGGCAACAAGGACAACGTTTATATTTTATTTAAGCCACTAGCGGGAAAAACACCCGCCAGCGTTGGAAATCTAGCAGAAAAAACAATAGCTAAAAGGTTTGAAGATCTATCAAATGGAGCGGTGAAAGCAGACGCCGCTGGTGCAGGGCACGGCTCAGATATAACTGTTGTTGGTCCAAAAGGCACCCTAACAATTGAGAATAAAACCTCTCTAGGTGCTGATTTTGGTCAGTTTAGGCTTCGTTATGATTTACAAACACAGAAATGGGAACCAAAGCCCACTTCGGGCTATGAAAAAAATGAGCACATCTTTAAGCCCATTTATGATAAATACGTTGACAATTATGTCAATAGAAAGTATGTGCTACCGCTTCCCAGCACCATGGAAGAGACAAAAGAAATTTATAGAGTTATTGGTGGTAGATATATCACCGGTCTAAAAGCTGGTCCAAAAACAGGTCAAACAAAAAGAGGTCTGGAAAAAATGTGGTTTGATGGCAAAACAGGAGCTTACCAGAAGTTCCCATTTGTTGAGATTTCAAACTACTATGCAGATAAGAATGATAGATTTATAAACATTGGTAGAAGAGGACTTTATGCGCTAAACCCTCAAGATGCAAAACTTTTCGGGATTGAGGAGTTTGCGAATACTGGCTTAATCCCTTCTGTGCGTTTAAGATTGAAGCCAACTTCGGGAGAAAATAGCAACACAGGCTTTATCGTTGCAATAAAGATTGGTGGCTCTCTTGAAAAAAGCCCCTTGACTTTAGATAATGATCAAGATATATTAAAAATAATTAAGATTATAACTTAACGGAGGAAACTTGAAATCACCACTACGTTATCCCGGTGGCAAAACACGCGCAATAAAGCACCTAATCCCCCACATTCCAGAGGGCGACATTTGTTCCCCGTTTTTGGGCGGTGGTTCTCTAGAGTTGGTGCTCGCCGAAGATAGAAAGGTATACGCTTACGATGCGTTCTATCCTCTCTATAACTTTTGGAACTGCCTGCTCACAGACCGAGAAAAGTTGGTTGAAGAAGTCCGCAGACTACACCCAATGGACAAGATTGGGTTCAAGACTCTGCGCGAACTCCTAAAGTCATACGACAGCAACCACCCGATGTCTTATGTTGCGGCTGCTGCTTACTTTGCAATCAATCGTTCTTCGTTCTCAGGCGCAACACTATCGGGCGGATACTCCAAACAAGCTGCCGAAGGTCGCTTCAACGAGAACAGCATCAAAAGGCTTGAGAATTTTGACGCACCCAATCTAAAAGTAGGGTTTCTAGGCTTTGAGGAGTCCATACAGCAGCACCAAAATAAGTTCCTATATCTTGACCCCCCTTACTTTTTGGAAGCCAAGAGCAAGCTCTACGGGAAGAACGGAGATATGCATGACGGATTTGATCACGAAATGTTACATTATCTCTTGACAAATCGCCAGAACTGGTTATTATGTTATAACGATTGTGAGTTTATTCGCAAACACTACTCTGACTATGAGATACTCCCTGCCGAATGGGCGTATGGAATGAACAAGAGTAAGAAATCGAACGAAGTTTTCATTATTTCACGAGGTTAAAATGACAAACAAAATGGTATTCGCAAACAACGAAGAGTTGCGACAGAAGATTCTAAACGGCGCCAACACCTTGGCTGACTATGTTTCTTCCACACTTGGACCAAAGGGTCGCACCGTGCTTCTAAAGGAACAGGATAAGCCTGCCTTTGCAACCAAGGATGGAGTGACAGTCGCTCAGTTTGTCCAGTTGGACGATGAGTTTGAGAACGCTGGCGCACAGGTTATCCGTCAGGCAGCAAACGAAACAAACACAAGTGCAGGCGATGGTACGACTACTGCTACCGTCCTTGCGAGAGCAATACTGAATGAGGCACAGCGACACATTGTCGCAGGCGTGTCTCCAATCGAACTACAGAGAGGTATAGATGCTACAGTATCAGAAATTTGCAACAACCTTACAGAGATGGCGAGACCAGTTACGAGTATTGATGATATCAAGCACATCGCCACTATATCAGCCAACAACGATTCTGTTATTGGCGATCTTATCGCTATGGCTGTTGATAAAGTGGGACAAGATGGTTCTATAACAATTGAAGAGTCTCGGTCCATGGACACATCAATTGATGTAACTGAGGGCTTTCGCTTTTCTGCTGGCTATTGTGCGTCCGCATTTGTTAACGACGAGCGTCGTAATGTGATGCACTACGAAGAGCCGCTAGTTATGGTCACTGATTATAAGATCACTCAGGTTGAGCAGATTTTGCCAATCCTTGAGTTGGTTGCAAGAGAGGCTCGTCCGCTTGTCATCGTTGCAGAAGATATTGAAGGGCAGGCACTTGCAGCTATGATCATGAACGCCATGCGAGGGTCGCTAAAGATTGCAGGTATCAAGGCTCCATACTACGGCGAGGAGCGACGGAATCTTTTGTCTGACCTTGCAATGTCCACAGGCGCAACCTTCATCACCAGAGAATCAGGTCAGAAGCTACAAACGACAACCCTGGACCAGCTTGGCTCAGCTAAGTCAGTTGAGAGCACAAAGGTTGGCACGATTCTTGTTGGAGGAAACTGCGATTATGAAGGTGTTGAGACTCGTATTGAAAGTCTGAAGAATGAGATTGCAAACACAGATGACTTTACAGAATGTGAACGTATTCAGGGTCGTATTGTTCGCTTGTCTTCAGGCGTGGCTGTCATTCACGTCGGAGGTGCAACACAGGTAGAAATGACAGAACGTAAGCATCGTATCGAAGATGCACTTGAAGCTGTTCGATCTGCTCAGGAAGAGGGCGTGATTGGTGGCGGCGGTACCGCATTGTTACGTGCAAGTAATTCTGTTGCAATTGTAACAGATCATGAAGAACAATCAATTGGTATGACTATTGTTAAGTCTGCTTGCGAAGCTCCTTTCCGCCAGATGTGTTGCAACGGAGGCAAAAGTGAAGACCTATTGCTAGCACACGTCCTCGATCAGCCAAGCGAAATGGGCTATGATTTCCGCAATGGAACCTTGACAAACTTATACGAACGCGGTATATTAGATCCAGTGAGGGTAACCAAGTCAGCACTAAAGAACGCTGCGTCTTGTGCTGGAACCCTCATCACAACAAACTATGGAATTATACAGGTGCCAACATGATTAGGGGAGATCTAGTTCACATTCCGCAAGGGACATTGCTACTAAGAGGCAAACACACCAACCTTGCTGATGCTGAGTTCTTAAAAGCTGAAAGACCTACACGGGCTTTGTTTTGGGAACGAGATCCAAAAGAGCCTAGATGGGGCTC